GAACAAGTACTTGGCCTTATGTTGCGTGTGGTCCTTCAACCAGATCATCGCGCTACGGTTCTTGCAGTATTCGTAGATGGTGACCGACGCGTAGTAAGACACCGAATCCCATAGTTGTATCCAGTCGAGCGGGTAAGCGGTGTATTCGCATTCGTTGTTCAGTGACCACAGGTAGTGGATTGGTACGCGGGCGTGTTGGCTGCCGTACTCGGTCATCACCGAGAACATGCCGCAGCGTTGCGGTATCGACGTGTATGCGAACACCTCTACCGGCACCTGCTTGTTGTTTGGTGACGGGTCGCGGTCGTACAGGAACCCCGAGTCGAGTCCTGCGTAGAACGTCGGGATGTTTACATTGAGATAATTGCTCACGCTTAGAAGGGTTCTTCTTCTGGCTGTTCGTCGTTGACCACCAACTCCTTGGAGCTGACCGACCACAACTGGGCATCCTCAAACTTCGCGGCCCTTGAAATCAGCCACACGGTTTTGGTTTCTCCCTTTTTATTCGTAACCGTCACGGGTTCGCCGTCTTGGCCATCGTGACGGATCTTGACGCCCCACGTCCCGTCCTTGAGTTTGTACCAACTTGCTTCGTTCATGTCCACTCTCCGAATGTCACGGCCTTCTTGAGCCTGTCAACCATGCTGCGGTACATGGCCAACTCCTTTTGTAATTCCGCAATCCGCAAGCGGTCCTCTTCTCTTTGCTCGCGCAAAGAGTCGACTGTCATTTGTAGTTCTTGCAACCAGACTTGATACATGTGTGACTCATTCTCCGTCATGTGCCACTCCGTTAACCCAATACCGGCGTCGTTGTGTGGGTGTAAGACCGCCCCACACGCCGTGCGAAATCCGATTGTCAATCGCGAACTTCATACAGTTTTTGTAGACGACGCAGTTGCTGCAATATTTTATCGCCTCGGTTTGTTTCTTGTGTCGACCAACGGTTGGCTCCGCAAAGAACAGGCTGGCGTCGGCACCTTTGCAACGCGCAAACTCCATCCACGAAGTGTCACGATTGACCAACTCCCATTCGCTTAAAAGTTGCATGTAGCTATAACCCCCACGCCCGGAACCCGTTTTGTCCTTGTCCGGTGTGGTACTCATGTATGGCTTTGGCTGCTTTCAGGTTCGTCGCCGGATCAAACAAGTCGTTGCACCCAACAGTAGTTAGTACGCCAACTGTTTGCAAGTATCCGTCCGGATACCAGCGCGTGGGCAAACACCATGACCTGTCGTTGATTTGAGTCAATCCGATGTCGGTCGAACCGTCTGGATTCAGCGTCGTGTTGTGCTGCGTCGGGTCGCACCGGGACTCGCGCCACATCACGTAGTCGAGGGTCGGCATGCTGTCGGCATGCCAGCCCAAATCCAATGCCAGCCCCCACCACTGACCACACCGAGCCGTGGGCAGAACCATTGCGTCGTTGGCAGTCGTGGTAGGGGTGGCAATCGTGGTGGTGGTGGCGGGAGAGAAGGAGGTACCCCCCGCCACCACCGTCGTTGTTGTGCCGGTCGCAGGCTGTTGACCTTGCTCAACAGTCTCGAACCCGAGTAGCAACAACGATGCCGACGCGAACGCCAGCAATCTCGGAATGAAATCCATTATTCGCCCCCCTTCTCCATGAGCAGGCTAACGATGTCCGAGAACTCAGACAACGTCATCAACACAATCCCCTCGCTCGACCCGTCCGGCATGGCAACCATGGCAAATGGGCGTATGTCCCCCAATGCTTTGGCCGCGTCCGACTGGGCCTTGGCCAGGTTGAATTTGGTGGCTATGGTCTTGACCTGGGCACCAGCTTTTATTTCAACCCGCAGTGCTCCGCCCCAGTTCTCTTCGTGTCTGGTGAGGTGGCCACCCAATCCCAGCTTCTTGCGTGCTCGGCGTGCCTTACTGTCGCCCTTCCGCCTGTTGCGTTTGCCGCGTGCGGCAGGGTCAGCACACCCCCTGACCCTGCGCACACCGCGCCTGTCCGCCCGACCCAACGTGCCGAACAACGGACAAGACTTATCAGAACACTTGTCGTAGTTGCCTTGGCAATAGCCCTTGCGTTCGTCAGTCACGCTTTACTCTTGCTTCCAGGGTTTGGATAGCCGTGTTGGCCTCACCCTTGGTAAGCATATCAAGTTTGGCTATTGGGCGGTTGATGATCTCGGCGATGGTCTCAATCTGTTTGGATCTGTCACCGATCCCGTTGGCCATCAACATCGCACGCAACTTGCCAATTTGTGGATTGCTCGCCTTGGCATCCGGCTCCTTTATTTGTGGTGGTTGTTCGGTCGCGCTTGGGAATACACGTTGAACATTCTCCAAGATGCTATCCCGTGCTGGCTCTGCGGGTTTGGCCTGCATGCGCTTGAATGCATCACGCAACTTGGGCATTGACGAATCCGTCAAATTGTTCAAGTCGACATCTGCTTGCCTTGCCACCTCCTGTGCGTCAAGGTTGGCCTTTGCGCACGCCTCGCGGAACTTGGTAACGGTGTCCGCATCGTTGCGCGGCTCGGTCATGCGTTGAACCTTTTCCATTTCCTGTCTGCTGGGCCGGGGCTGCGTCTTGGATGCATAACGCCAATTCGCCAGCGCCCTGCCGATGGCGCTTGTCTCTGCGTTTTCCACGTGCGACGTGCGATTCACGGGCGATGCGTCGCGCACCTCCTCGGCAAAACCGGTCGCCACCGGGCGTGAATCGGTTATGTCTTTGTATACCTCGGCTTTAAACACGACACGATTGTCGTCGTAGTGATAGATCGAGGTGAACACCTGGCCGTTGGGACAGTCCTCCCAAAACTTTGCAAGCCTTGCCTCCACCGTCTCGTAATTGTCTAGGTTGAATTTCATTGTCTGTCTCCTTCCATCACACGGAATGTGCGATACTTGGTTTGTTTCTTGTACTTGGCAGCCAGGGCCGGATGCTCTGACTCAAATTTTTTGGTATCAAACGAAGTGCGGCTAGCCGTCTTCCACGTGACCAGCAACCTGCCATCCACTCGCCCATACTCTGCATCTTTCATTGCTTCACAGATGCTGGTCTTGATGGAGTCCATCGCCTTTTCGTGTTCGGCAACCATTTCCTGTCGCCTGTTGTACTCGCCCATCAGCTTGCCAAGCGTTGGGTCGAGGTCGACGCTTGTTCCGTCACCATCGTAAAGACTCAGCACGTCTTCATACCGGACCTCTGCCCCGTCGGGAATCATGCCCATGTCGATAGCCGCCAAATAATTACGGCACGCGTCCAGATGAATTCGTTTTTCGTCGGATGTCACGATCTGTGTATAAAACTGAATGTCCAAATCGCTGTCAAAGATGACCCAACTAACACGGTCAACGTCTGCACAGATGGCCTGCTGAACCCCCTGCCAATACCACATTCTGGGCAGCTTGCCATCCCAGCGTTTGCGTGTTGTCTTGATTTCAAAAATCCCGCCGACCTCGCTGACCGCGTCTATGGTGGCCACAAGCCGAACCCCGTCCTCTTCGTACGCGTACATGACACACGGAGTGGTCAGTGGGAACCCCAACAACTGCCCGGCCCATTCGCGAATCGGGGCTTCAAGCGTGTTGCCGCGTTGCATGGCGCGATTTTCAACCTCGGGCCGCGGTGGTTCGTCTCTCAACAACTGGGTGGCTAGTTGCGTGGCGCTGATGTAGGGATGCTCGTTGTGCACCGCGGCGGCATTTGATGCCGAGATGCGGGACAATCCGTTCTCGTCACGCCATCGCACTGCCAGCCACTCGGCGCTGCCGTGTCTGGGTTTGTTGAACGTGTAGTGGTTCATCGGTTTCTCCTCCGGTGAATGTAGGTTGTGGGTGTTGCGTAGTTACAACTCGGGCTGCTCCAACACCACGATCTTCTCCACCATGGCGCAGGGGATGTGGGTTAGCATACCGACTTGCTCCATCTTCGGCAACTCGTCGGAAAAGAACGACCCCGTTAGGGTTACATAACCCTCAAGGGCATCGGGATACAAGTAGCCAACGCTGACCACGCGAGCTGGAATCGGCTTGTAGTCGGACAAATCAACCCAACCATTCTGTGAGTCAAACGCGTCCGTCCAATGTATAACAACAAGGGACCATGGGCATTTAATCGAGCCGACAGACGTATTAATCGAGCCAACAGACATATTCGCAAGTCACCCTGCCTTTCATGGGATCTACAAACATTAGCCGCTGGCTTGGTTTACCAACAGCAGCAACAAAGCTTTTGGCGTACTGATTGTCGCTCTCGGGGCTACCCGTCACCCAAATGCGGCCACCATTGGCCATGGTCAAGTTTATTGGTGTGTGAAAATGACCCATGATGGCGTCGTGGAAGTCCATAAAGGTTGCCCAGGCGTTGCACTTGCGCAGGATTGAGTATGCCGGGGTTTGGCCGCCGAAGCTCGGTATCTCGTCTCCGTGCACAACCAGGAGCTTGTAGGCACCAATGGTGGCAATCTGGTACCAGTCTGCTGACTGCTGCCACGTCACATGCTTCAGGTGGTTGCAGCGCTCTGAGGCGATCTGATACGCCATGCGGTCCACGTTGTCTGCCCCCGGCATGTCGCCCTTGCGACCGATGCGCCCGTGGTTGCCGTACTCGCACACCACCCGCAGGTGGGTGAAGTTGGCTGACAGCCGGTGGACCACCGACTCAAT